GCCTTGTGGTTCTGCATCGGGCAGGTGAACACGTCCACGCCCATGGCCTCCAGCCGGGCATAGCAGGCCCGCAGTGCGGCCGTATCCATACAAACGTCACCTCCCGGAAGCGTGGCGGCGAGCCTTCGCCGCCGATGGGGCAGGCCGCGGGGGCCTGCCTTACAGTTTTTGCTGCTTGCGCAGCGCTTTCATTCGCATAAAAAGGGCAATGTCGTCCAAGTCCGCGTCGTCCAGCGCTTCCTTCACATCGCCATAGGCGGCGAAGAGCTGATTGTCCGGCGCGGGGGGCAGGGAATGGTCGGTGCGCCCCAGCAGGTAATCGGTGGTGACCCCCAGCAGCTCCGCCAGGTTGCCCACCACGCTGGACAGGGGTTCCTGTTTTTCGTTCTCGTACTTGGAAAGGGTGCCCTTGCTGAGGCCGCCGCCGGCAAAGCGGGCGTTGTATGCCTCGGCCAGGCTTTCCAGGGTGTAGTGATGCGCCTTGCGCGTCTCTTTGAGCCGTTGCCCGAACATAATACCACTCCTTCTGTGCTTATGTTATCATTTGCGATAACTTTTTGCAAGAAAAATTTCGGAAACATAAAAAAGTTGATTGACAGGCGGCGGAGATGGGCGTATTATGTTGCTACAACGAAACACAACCAAAAGTTGTTTTCACGGTGGCTCTGACGGAAAATTCCACACCCCAAACGCATTGGCCGGGGTGCGGGCGGTGCTCGGGCTGCCGGTGAAAACAGCCGGGAAGCTGCAAAAGCGGAAAACCGGGGCAGCCCCCGAGAACAGAAAGGATGAGACAGCATGAGCAAAAACGGAACACGCCACAACCCTTACAAGGGGCTGAAGCGAACCCTGCGGGCCAAGGGCCTGCGCTATGAGGATGTGGCCGAACTGCTGGACCGGTCGGTGCCGGCGGTGTGCAAGAAGATGAACGGGGAATCGGACTTTTACCTGTATGAGCTGCACAAAATGTGCAGCAGCTACGGGCTGGATCTGGACGCGTTTATTTGATTGGAGAAAGTTGCGAAAATACTAACATTCTGCGCCGGGCCGCAATGCAGTGCGCATGGCAGGCGGGCAAAGCTGCCCGGACAACCGGCGACCGGCGGCGCAGAAGAAGGGGCGGACGAGCAGGCGAGAGGAGGATGCGGATGGACGGCGCGTGAACGGCGGGGCCGGGCGGCGGGCAGGCCCGGCCCCGGAAAAACAGCAAAGCTGCCGGAGAAGCCGGAAGGCGGACAGACAAAGATTCAACCGAACGAAGAAAAAATGTGGAAAACCCACCGGGCTGCGGACGAATACGCCCGCTGTGCGGCCGACCCCTTTTATTATGTGGAGCGGTATGTGCACATCGAATGCCCGGAGGCCCAGACCCTGCTGCAGCCCTTCCGGCTGTGGCCGGCCCAGCGCCCGGCGCTGGAGGCCATGGCGACCAGGCGCCGGGTGATGGTGCTGAAAGCCCGCCAGCTGGGCATGACCTGGCTGGCCCTGGCGGAGGCCAGCCGCCTGCTGCTCTGCCGGCCGGGGCGCACGGTGGTGTGCATCTCCCGGGCGGAGAACGAGGCCCGGGAACTGGTGCGGCGGCTGGGGGTGATCTTCGGGGCCATGCCGCAGCTGATCCAGCCGGAGCGGCAGGCCCCCGAGGGCTGGGCCGGGCCGGTGTTCCGACAGAACCGGATGGATTTGACCATTCGGTTTGAGGACGGGCCGCCCAGCGTATGCCGGGCCTTCGCCACCAGCCCCGGGGCCGCCCGCGGCTTCACGGCGGACCTGATCCTGCTGGACGAGTGGGCCTTTCAGCCTGGCGACCGGGAGGTGTGGGCCAGCCTGCTGCCGCTGGTGAACCGCCCCGGCGGCGGGCGGGTGATCGGGCTTTCCACCATTCGGCGGGGCAGCCTGTTTGAGCGGCTGTATAAGGACCCGGACTGCGGCTTTGAAAAGCTGTTTCTGCCCTGGACGGCCGACCCCGGCCGGGACGAGGCCTGGTACAAGGCAACCCAAGCGGCCCTTGGGGAGGACCGCACCTGCCAGGAGTACCCCGCCAGCGCCGAGGAGGCGCTGAGCATTCGGGGCGGCAGTTATTTCCCCGAGGTGCGGCGGGCCAGCCATCACCAGGAACACCCGCCGGAAGGCCCGCTGCGCCGAGTGGCGGCGCTGGACTACGGGCTGGACATGCTGAGCGTGCACTGGATCGCCCTGGACGAGCGGGGCAACGCCTGGGTATACCGGGAATACGACGCCCCGGACCAGACCATCGGCGCGGCGGCCGCGGGCATTTTGAGCCGGAGCGGCGCGGAGCCGGTGGAGCAGTATCTGGCCCCGCCGGACCTGTGGGCCAGAAGCCAGGAGAGCGGCCGGGGCCGGGCGGACCTGTTCTGGGAGGCGGGGCTGCCGCTGGTAAAGGCTTCCAACGCCTATGCCGACGGCTGCGCCGCCATGAAGGAGTGGCTGGCCCCCGGGCCGAACGGCCCGGCGCTGACCATCGACAAGCGGGCCTGCCCCCGGCTGTGGGAATGCCTGCAGCAGGTGCAGAAGGACGAGGACGACCCCAATGTGTACGCTAAAACGCCCCACGAGCTGACCCATGACCTGGACAGCCTGCGGTATTTCTGCGTGAGCTGGCAGCCGCCTGCCCGGCCGCCGCACCCGGCGCTGCCGGACTGGGAGCCGGATTTGTGGGAGGACTATGAGAATGCGGACGAGGCGGGCAGGGCCTATTTGTATCAGAAATACGGCGGCCCGCCCGCCGAATGAGAGGAGGAGAGGACGATGCAGCTGCCCACAGCAGCACAGGCCCGGCGGGCCTTCTGGCAGGAGAAACTGGGCCTGGCCCGGGCGGCCTACGCCGACGAGCTGGCCCGCATGGAGCAGCGGGAGGCCCTGTATGAGGGCACCCGCCAGGTGCAGGCCGACCCCAACACCCGCCAGACGCCGGGCAAACTTTCCAGCAATGTGCGGAACATTGTGTATGAGCTGATCGAGAGCCAGGTGGATGCCACCATTCCCATGCCGCGGGTGGAGGCCATTCACCCGGAGGACGAGGAGCTGGCCCACCGGCTGGAGGATTTTCTGCGCAGTGAGGCCAAGCGCCTGGATTTTACCCAGCTGAACGACCTGCAGGAGCGCACCGTACCCATTCAGGGCGGCGGTGTGTGGCAGGTGGAGTGGGACCCGGAAGGGGGCTTCCACTGCAGCCTGGGCGCGCTGGCGGTGCGGCCGCGCCACCCGCGCTGCCTGATCCCTCAGCCGGGGGTGAGCGAGGTGGAGGACATGGATTACCTGTTCCTTCAGACCAGCCACACCAAGCAGGCCATCCGCCGCCGGTGGGGCAAAGATGTGAGCGCCGCGGCGGAGGAGGAGCCGGAGCTTCGGGGCGGCGGGGAGGCCAGCGAGGAGCTGGTGACCCTGAACACCGCCTACTACCGCAACGATCGGGGCGGCATCGGCCTGTTTGCCTGGGTGGACAATGTGACCCTGGCGGATTACGAGGATTATCAGGCCCGCACCCGCCCGGTGTGCGCCGCTTGCGGCGCGCCCAAAACGGCGGAGGTGTGCCCGCTGTGCGGCGGGCGAAAGTTTGCGGCCAGCCGGGAGGAGGACGAGCCGCTTTTGCGGGACGTGACCCTGCCCGGCGGCGAGCGGCTGGGAATGCTGACCGCCGGCCCGGACGGGCAGCTGTTCCAGACCCGCATTCCCAGCTACCGGCCCGGGCACTACCCCTTTGTGGTGCAGCGGAACGTGCGGCGCTTTGGGGCGGTGCTGGGGGCCAGCGACGTGGATGTGGTGGCCGACCAGCAGGAGACCATCAAAAAGCTGGGGGCCAAGATCGACGAGAAGATTCTGAAGGGCGGCAGCTTTGTCACCCTGCCCCAGGGCGTTGGGGTGGAGACCACCGACCGGGAGCTGAAGATCATCCGGCTGAAAAACCCGGCGGAGAAGGCTCTCATCGACGTGCTGAACGTTCAGCCGGACCCCAGCCGGGAGCGGGTGGTGCTGGAGGACAACTACGCCTGGGCCAAGAGCACGCTGGGCATTACCGACGCCTACCAGGGCAAGTACGATTCCAGCGCGGTGTCCGGCACGGCAAAGCAGTTCAGCGCCGGGCAGGCCGCCGGCCGGCTGGAGAGCAAGCGCCGCATGAAAAACGCGGCCTTTGCCAGGCTGTACGAGATGATGTTCCGACATTTGCTGGCCTACGCCCGCCAGCCGGTGCCCTACACGGCCAAAACGCCGGACGGGCAGGTGCGCTACGCCCACTTTGACCCCTACGACTTTCTGCGCCGGGATGCGGCGGGCCGCCTGTACTGGAACGACGAGTTT